AAAAAAGAAGAAAAAGAAAAAGAAAAAGAAAAAGAGTAGAAGAAAATCCAAAAAGAAATAAATTATTTGGTGGATAACTACGGTCATTGGACTTATAATCTCGAAGAGAAAGAGATACCGAACACGTTCTACGGTTTTATTTACATAATTACAAATACAACGAATAGCAGAAAATATATCGGTAAAAAACAATCAACAACAATATTAAAACGTCCTCCACTTAAGGGTAAAAAAAATAAAAGGCACGTTGTAAAAGAAACAGATTGGAAAACATATACAGGTTCTTCAGATAAATTAAACGAAGATATTAATACATTGGGAAAAGATAAGTTTAAATTTGAAATAATAAGATTTTGTCAAAGCAAGAGTGAGTTAGCTTATTATGAAGCCAAAATGCAATTTGATCATGATGTGTTATTAAATGAAAATTACTACAACGGTATAATTAACTTAAGATTGGGTAAAATAAAAAAGAGTTGATAATTTACAATCTACAATTTATAATGTTTGAGTGAGATTTACTCTTCCACAATACAATATAACTCTTATCGACTTTCAAGACATTCATAAAAAGTTCGATAAAGATTTATTAGATGAAATTCACAATAGTTTGTTGATAGATACATTTAAAGAAAAAGGGTTTCAAAATAAAGATATTAAAAAATTATTCTTTCATCATTCTATTAAAGGTACAGTAGATTATATCAATAGAATTAAAACCAATAACAAGGTAATAGTTTATTTCAATAATACTCAGTTTTATGAAAGTGAAATATTAAATTACGTTAGTGAACAAAGCTATCTAGATATTCTTACAAAATTGTTATTGAAATTAAGAAGTGTTTTACCTATAAAGGTTGTGATATCGATGAGAAGCTTACCTTACTTTAAAGAGCTTGTAAAGTTAAACGATGGAAGAGCTAAAGGCACTGTTATGAAAATTAATTCTACACTATCCAAATTCAAAATAGAAAACTTTACATTCGAAAAAGTTAAAAAGTTTGCAACTAAATACGAATTAAATTTTCTTTCAAACGAATATTTCGACAATATCAAGACAAAACAATTGATTTTCAAATAAATATATAAAATGAAGTTCGATCACGCAATACGAGAAGGATATAATACATATCTTGTCTCAGAAGAAGTAGGTCATGTTCAAGTCCCGGCAGAAGTTTTAAAAACAGCAATCAAAGTAGCGTATGATGCTTTAGGAACCACTTCATATGGTGAAAATGAACAACTAATGAGTATCTATCATGATAACTACATGGCACTTGCGGCATTAGCAAGAGAAGCAGGTATTCAAACACCGGAATTAAGTGGTGCTGACGAAGAATATGAAGACATGGAAGGTGGAACTGATGAAACTGAAGCTGGAAATGACGCTTTAGATGATGTAAATACATCTGCATTGCAAAAGGCGTTATCTTTAGGTAAGCAATTAAAGTCACCTGAAGTTGCTCAAGCAACTCAAGATCTTCATGGTAAAGTAGTTAATAAAATAAGGGACGTATCAAGTAAATTGTCATGATTACATTAAAAAGTAAATTTTTCAAATTAATAAAAAACAAACACGGTGTGTTAAACGAGCAGGTACCTCCAATGGAACCACCTGTAGCACCTGTACCTGGTGAAGAAGTAGTAGATGTCCAACAAACTGAAACTATTACAGAACCAGAACCAGAATTTCAAAAACTCACCTCAGAAGGTGAAGTTGAACTCATTCGTTTAATTTTGAAAGCTTTAGTCGTTAACCCGACTGAAGGTACTATACCCCCAGATTTGCTTGATACGGAAATTAATGAAAATAACGGGCGGGAAATGTTATCAAAAATAAGAACTTACTTGAACACATATACTGACGATCCTGAAATTAACTATTAATGAAAAAATATATACCACTAGATGAAGTTTATAGCAATATTGCTTTTAAACCGGTACCGAAAGTACCGAGACGTACAATAAGAGAAAACGTTGCTATATTTGCTGACGTAGATGGTGTTGGTGATCCAGAAAAAATCGGTACAGTAGACGATGCTTATTTTAAGGTTTTAAAAAGACAAATTTCAGGTAAAGGAACTGATGGTTGGACAAAAGATGTTGATACTATTTTAAGAGTATCAAAATGGGATGAAAGCAACAAAGAATACAATGATTTATTAGATACCGTTATTCATATTATTCATAATACTTCTGATACAAATGCTGAGGCGGTAAACTTACTGGCTACTGATAAAGCAAATAATATCGGGTTACCACAATTAGAAAATGCAATTCAAGAGACCGGTCCACAAATTGGGGATGCAGGTATTTGGAATTTAGGTGCTGTATTAGCTCCTATAGTTAGTACGTGTTTTTCTGATGTCAATGCACTTATAACCCGCTTATATGATTATAGTTTCAAAATAAACAATGTTGGTGTTGGTAAAGGTGAATTACTAATGACAATGTTTTCAAATGGTATAAAAGGTGACTCTGGCGATTTAGATTTTCCATCACTAGGTGAGGTAGAATTAAAAGGTCTAGATGGTAGACCTGGTTCACAAGATAGAGCTTTTCAAGCAAGAACTAAATTACCAGAATTTTTATTAGCTAAAGGTAACAAATCAATTCATACAGGGCAAGGCATTCAATCAGCTCATAAAAAGGTTATAGGTGCAAGAGCAAAATTATTAATACCAATTAACAAACTGATTGATAAGTTGCATGACCAAGATATTGATCAATATGATAACCAACTTCAAGGTGCAATAGAATCTATAGGTGCTATATCTGATACTAGAAATAAAATGCACCAAGAATCATTAATGAGATTTGTATCAAAAATACAAAATGATTTATACGATCCAAAACGATATGATAAAAGAACTGCTACTTCTATAGAAAATCATTTAAACAAATATGTCGATGCTTTACAAAATTATATTGATGCAAAAGATAATAGAGTATTAACTAAAAAAGATAATCCAACATGGAATCAAGTAGTTCAAAATGGTTATCTAAATGACTATGGTTTGTCAAGAGATGATTACATTGATTCTTTGACACTAATGGTTAATCATGATTTGAGTGATAATAGTATGAACGATGTTAAAACCGCTCTTAATTCAATATTACAAGATGATGCAATTGATAAATTAATGTTCGATAATGATCAAAACACTCTTAAGAAAATAATTGCAACTTTACATTTGACTACATATGCTCAGCATCATCAATTTAATTATCTAGTCTATATGAACGACAAAAGCCTTAATTGTTATACCTTCCAATTTACAAATAATTTAGCAGAAGATATTCCTTCAATCTTTGAAGAAATAGGCGCCCTTGGGGATAATTTTGGAATATCTCTTGGTCTCGATGATCAAATGTCGAAAGGAATACCACTATCACTAAAAGCATGAGCTACTTCGAACACGAAATAATATTTGAAAGTTATAAAAGAAATATTCTTTTAAACGAGGGTGGTGCCGCCGGTCATATGGCACACCCGTTTGATCTACCAGATGTAAAAACAGGTAATGATTTAATAAAAAAGTTTGACGACACAGTTGATGTATTAAACAAAGACGGTGGCGCTATAAAGATCGATGGAACAAATGTAAGTATAAAAGTAATTGAAAATGAACAAGGACAAAAACAATTTGCTTTAGATAGAGGTTCGATGTCCGAATTAGATGTTAATGGTGTAACTGTTGATAGATTACAAGATAGGTTTGTTACAAAAGATGGTTCACCTCATGGTATGGTTAACAGTGGCAGAATAATTTTAAGCATTTTCAATGAAGCCATACCACTTATAAGACCACAGTTAGAAGAATTAGGTTTATGGAATGATCCAACAAAATTTATTAACGCTGAATTTGTTCAAGGTCACACAAACGTTATTGATTATGGTGATCAGGACTTCTTAGCTTTACACGGTATAAATCAATTTTTAGAAAAATATAATAGACAAGGTGAATTAGTAAGACCTGGTCTACAAAGACAAACTACAGTTAATCAAATCACCGGAAAAGAACAATTAGAAAAAGGCTCTTCAAAACCAGTAGAATACAGCCAAGAGGCACTTGATGAACTTGCTAAGATAGTAGAACCAATTGCAGAAAATTATAAGTTTGATGTTATTACAAGAGCAGATGTAGAGACTACTGGTCATCCAAATTTTAAAAAAATATTATCTGAGCCATTTACTATAAATTTTACAAACGAGGAAGAAATGACCAAACCTTTAGGTAATTGGTTAGGTGATGCAATTAATCCTTTTGGTTATATGTTAACCACTAATGAAGGTAAAAGAATTGGAGCAGTAAGTAAGCAAAATTATCTTAATGTTTTAAGTGAACAACCTTTAGATCAATACTATTCAGAGTCCGATATACAACAAGCAGTTGACGGTGCATTGCTCTATCATGCAACTATTAAATTAGGGGATGAACTTTTATCAAATTATAAATCAGTTTTAGGTGCTGCTAATGATCATGAAGGTATTGTAGTGCAAGACTCAAGACTACCAGGGTCTCCGATGTATAAAATAACGGGTAAATTTATTATAGATGGAATGACTAGTAGATTTAGATCTATTGACGAAGATGATCAATCAGCACCAAGTGTTAATTATGGTAATGGTAGGATGGAATATCCAAACGCTCAAGCTACCAATTATGCAGCAAGTTCTAAAGACCCAGGTGGTACCCCTTATTCTAAATATCCCGGGCCCGGCCGAGCCACAGGTGGTAATGCTCGAAGATAACGATAACTAATAACATGGGGTTCGTCAAATATCACCCAAGAGTGGGTGAGTTCCATTCACCGGATTGTACAATATTCAATTACGATACAGTTTATCTTTTAACTGAAGAAGGACCTGTAGTTTATGAACATAAAATAGGTGGTTATATTTCACCTGAGCTAGGTGGTAAAATTCATGATATTGATTGGTATTTCTTTTTTAAAGAGATAGAAAGACTAAAACCTAAACAAATTGTAATACCGGAATGTTATGTTAACGGTACATACCCTCATTTTAAAGGGAAAATAGAAACAGAATTAAGAGAATATGGTTTCGATGAAACTAATATAATAGTATACTTTCAAAAAGAAGAAAATTTTTATCATGGAGAAATACATGTAGAACCACCATGGATGTACACCGACGATACAGATTATAATCATATGGTTTTTCATACTATTGGACATGCCGTACCGGAAAGCGACGAAAAATGTTTTCAAAAGTTTAATAATATGAAATTTTGTAAACAAGGATTTTTGTGTGAGAGTTTCCACAAACTTTACGCTTTAAGACATCAGACCCCGGAACTACAAATTGAAAAAAGAAAAAAAGCAAAAAAGAAACTTAAATCAGGTAGGTTTGTTTTTTATGGTGGTGCTAGCACAAGTAATAGGCCTATTGTTTTTGATGCTATTAATAAAAGCAGGAAATTAAGTATCGATTTCATTACATATGAAAATCAAAATTTAACAGATTTAATATTAGATAAAAAAGGAATAGGTATTTCGTTAGATGGGTTGGTCTTTTCAACAATAAGAGATTCAGAGTTTAGTGTTAATGGGGTACCGTCTGTTAAGATAACTAGAGCTCCAGATAATATTGTTCAAAACAATAATCTTCACTTATGGAGAACAAGATATTGGAAACAGATACCATATTCATTAGCACCGACAGATGAAGAAAGAAAACAAACTAAAAAAGCTATAGAATTAGCATATGAAGAATATATGGACCATGTCTATGATAATGACAAAAGAACTTTGAAGATGATAAGATATCAATTTTTTATAAACCTTCTACAAAAGTTTTATAATATAGAATTCTTTTTATATGATATGCTTTTCGGTGATGACTTAGAAGATTGGTTGAATTATCTCCCATTAATTCCAGATTTTGCTATTTTTAAAGAAGCTGCTAATCCTGAACATATAGCTAAAGGAGCAAGGGGTGAAATGTTTGTTGATTATATTCAGGAATTTCTTAAACTTTTTGACAAGAGATTTAAGCATCGATATAAGCATTACTACAAAGGCTTAAATAATGTAGGATGAAGACATTTAAACAGTTCTTTTTAGGTGAACAAGATATACCAGATAAAGATGTAAACTTTAGAACTGTTGCTTTAGTTCCAGGTAGTTTTAAACCACCTCATAAAGGTCATTTTGAAATGTTTAAAAATTACGCTGATAAAGCAGACAGAGTAATTGTCGTTATTAGTGAACCACAAAATCCTAAAAGTATTAGAACTACACAATCAGGAAAATATATACCCGCAGAAACTGCTAAAAAAATATTTGAAATATACGCTGAAAATGAAAATGTTAGAAATATAACTTTTTTAACAGACCCTGCTCCGGTAAAATTTGTTTATGATTATTTTGCAGAAAGAACACAACCTGGTGATAAAGTTATTTTAGGAGTTGGGGGTAAAGGTGAAGACGCAGCAAGATATAAAAATGCTGCTAAGTATGCACCTGATGGGGTAGAATTCGATATCGATGTATTTTCGACTGTTGGTGGTGATACCCCGTTAAGTGCATCTGACATAAGAAATAAATTAGATAATTTATCTGTTGAAGATTTATTACCATATATACCTGATAGATTACGTGATAATAAAACGGTAGTTGATGAGGTTTACAGTTTATTGACAAACCTTCCCTCGTCTATAAATTAGCGTGTGAACGTTAATCACTTCCACAAAGCTCTATTTTATCATGTACCCAAAACAGGGGGGTCTGCAATTCATTTAGCACTGGGAAGACACGAAAGATTAAAAGATAGATCACCTGAAAATATTAAAAAAGAATATTGGCATTTTTATCTTGGAATGCATGGTAACTATTCGAGTCTTAAAATCGATAAACAATCAAAAGATCAATACAAGGAGCTAAAAAAGTATTTTAAATTTTGTTTTGTTAGAAATCCGTGGTCGCATGCTTTAAGTTATTATTTTCATTGGTTACATATCGATAAATTTCCCAGACTTGATAAAAGAATACAAAAACAAGACTGGGAAAATTTTAAGTGGTTTTTGGAAGAATTTTATGAACCACAAGAGGTGTATACCTTTAATGATCCGGAGTTCGAAAATGATAAATGGTATAAATTCGAAGACTTACAAAAATGTTGGGATAACTTGTGTAAAAAATTTAATTATAACAATTATATACTACCTAACAACAATGATTCAAAAGAACATAAAAACGTGTTTAATTTTAAATACCCAGATGATTATAGAGAGTGGTATGATGAAGAATCAAAACAAATGGTTGCTGCTAAGGCTAAAAACGAACTAAACAAATTTAAATATACTTTCGATCCCTAATCTTCTAAATTACCTGATGGTCTCGTAGGATTTTGCATTCTTGGACCTTTCATCATTTTTATTGTTTTATCAATATATTCATCTATCTCATCTTCCATACCTAACTTATTAATTTCAGCTAGATATGGATCGAGTTTTACATATATAGAATCTTTAACATCACCTATAGCTGATGCAATGTCTTCTTTCCTTGCTGCTGTAAGAAATCCTTCAGCACTTTTAAGTTGTTTATCTACTACTTTATAAATGGTATCTCTAGCGGGAGATTTTAAAACCGTGGTATTAGATTGTGGGTAATCTGCAAAGTCTCCAGCTTGTGGACCCATATTAAAAGCAAGAGCTCCTGATTCCATAAGTTTTTGTAGATTGCGAACGTCTCGATTCATAACAATATTTAATAAATAATTACATGTTTTCGAGATGTCTATATGAGATATGTTAAATATCTTTGCGGTAAGGGAGACAAACGGAGACACAAGGGAAACTATATGCTCTGAATAAGAAATGAAAGTTACATTCAATGATAAAATAAGAAGCTTGTTAAAAGAATACAATCGAGGTGTTCTTAATATGCAAACCCAGAACCAACATGGTGATACATTAGACCCAGAAGACGATACATATGATGGTTCGGTAGCAGACACAGATGAAGCTATTCCTGGCGAAGAAGGTGAAGAGCATACTGATAAACAAAAAGATATTGAAAGCTTAAAAGCATTAAGAGCAAATCCTGATAAAAGACATGCAATCGACAATTACGGTACGGTTGCAAAATATCAAAAGATGTTAACCCGTAAAATAAAAGATTTACAACAATGAAAAAACTAGATTGGAAGTCATTCGCGATTGGTATATTATTGACCACTACGATCGTACTCGGAACAGGTGCTACGTCCAGCCCTTTAATTATTTCTTGGGACCCAACTCAACAGTGGGAGTATAAAACCTCTAACACTAAAAACATTCCTGAAGGATGGGAGCCATTTGCTTACGATAGCAACGATAATTTTGATCCACTACTCTTAAGGCGTCGTATCAAATAATAATCATGAAAAAACTAACCCTATCTACTGTAATCTTTTTAACGGGATGTAGTAGTTGGGAAACTGTAGAATATCATCCTCACGATCACTGGCATAACCAAAGTACACTTTATATATATGATGATACCCACCGTTACCATAATCATTATAGAAGACATCATAGAGAAAGAGATAGGGTATCTAAACCATATACCCCACCACCAAGTAGGCCAACCCCTCCTAGATCTGTAAGCCCGCCTAGTTATAGAAATTCAAACCCCCCTGCTGAAACAAGAAAGCCAGGACAAAAACACGACCCATGAAAAAAAGGGCTTGCTTTCGCAAGCCCCTGACTCCCCATATTTTTAGTATTCTATTCTAGAATGAGTATCTCACACCGACTGATGTTGACCAACCATCTTCATCTCCGAAAGGCGAATCATCGCTATTCAGATAAAAAATGTTAACATAAGGCTTTAACACTTCAAACCCGTCATAGTTTAAAGAACTACCATATTTTTGGTAGTCATGTAAATCAAATGAACCGAGTTCTACATAAGGTGTTAAACTTAAGTTATCGATAAAAGGTACATCGATATCGTGTCCCGCAATATCAATAGTAACACCAGAATAATCTAGATCTTGGTTATCCCAAAGGGTTAAACCAACAGTTGCACACTTACTAATTAAAGGTAAATTAGTAAAATTAGCACCCAGACCAACTTCTGTACTATTGACCGCTGCGTTATGATGTTGTACTTCAACAGAACCGTCAATTTTTAGACCAAAAAGATCATAAGACCGACCCAATCCTAAAACTGAGTGGTTTATACTATCAGATCCACCAAGACGTGGAATGTTGTATACCCCACCAAAAGCATTTGCCCATCCGAGGTCATAACTACCGTTGAATCCAACTCCAAGAGCGTCTTCAGAATAGTTTAGGCCACGAACATAATGCTCGGTTTCGTATTGAAGTGTACCTGTTAACGACAAGCCTTCTGCTTGTACATTTTGTGTGAATAAACACACAGCCGACATAATGAGAAAAGATAATGTTTTCTTCATATTGACTATTATTTATTCAAATCTCTACATATCAATAGATAAAAAAAATAGATAAATATTAATATGGACGGGGTAATTAATTCTGATCACTTCGAGTCAGTTATAAAAAATCTTGGCAACGAATATCTTTGGGTTGCGGTAGGAATAGCAATCACGTTTTTTTGCAGAGACTTAATAATGAATTTTGTGCAAGGAATGCTAGTTTTCTTAGGTTCTAACATCGAGAACGACGATATAATTTATATTAGCGGGAGACAAGCCAGGGTAGTTAGAAAAGGGTTTAAAGGTACCGTATTTTATATGACTGATAGAAAAACTAAAATGATAGTCCCTAACGAACAATTAAAATTTCTTACTATTGAAAGAAAATTACCAATAAACGGTAAAAGTTACTTATTAAAAGGTTCAGATCCAGACTTTAATGAAGATGATAAGTTGGAGATTGATAAATACTAGTTGAACGTATATATAAACATATGGACAGTCAAAAACAACTTATTCTAGATACGGTAGCAACTTATATTAAGAACGTAGATTTATATACTGAAAAAAATAATAAGTCTGCATCTACTAGAGCTCGGAAAGCATTAGCTGATTTGGTAAAGCTGTGTAGAGATGAGCGAAAAACTATATTAGAATCACGAAAAAAATAATGATTAGCAACTTTTCAAAAATTTATCGCAGATACATTGTTCAAGAAATTAATGTTCCCGAAGACGACATTGTTGGCTTGGTAGAAAAAATCTATATTGATGGTATTGGTGAAGTCGACGCAAAAATAGACTCTGGAAATGGAGCTTATAATGTTATCAATGGTGAAATTTTAAAGAAACGCGGCGAAAACATAATAGTGAAAACTATCGATGGTAAAAAATTAAAAAAGAAAGTTGTAGATCATGTAGTAATTCATATCGGGTCCGGTGTTAAAGAAGATCGGCCTGTAGTACTATTTGATATAAAATTAGGGGATGAAGAATACAAAGACGTACCATTTTCTATAGCAGATAGAAGTGAAAATGAATTTCCTGTATTAATTGGAAAGCTATTCTTATCCAAAATAGATAAATTAATCGACGTTGATAAAGAGTACGAACAGGAATAAGTCATTACGTGTCTTTAATACGACCTGAAGTTCTAGAGTTATTTCCTACACCAATTTTCTTATGTGAGATAGATAAAAAGTCTACTAAAAAAATAAGCAGTCTTATTTATAAAGAATATAAGACAAATTGCGACGATGTAGAAACGTGGGATAAAACAAAACCTGGTGTAACAAATAATCTTTTTGCTAAAAAAATTATAGAAGGCTTTTGTAAAGGGGAAAATGTTTCCAGTTTTCAGACAAATCCTGATCTACAAAATAGAAAAGAATTTTCTTTTGTAAATGATCTTATTTTTAATGCATGTAGAGAATGGGAATCTAGAACAAATATAGAAGTCGATACTTTTGATATTTCACTAATGTGGGCTAATATATATAGACCAAATGGTCAAAACCCAGAACATTTTCATCCTAATAGTTTTCTCAGTGGTATTATATGTGTAGAAGACCCTCAAACCACTGCTCATAACGGAGTGAAAATGGCACTCGGTGGTACGACTTTTTACGCCCCAAACAATCAAAATTTTGTTATTACTCCTAGAGTTAAAGAAGAAGGCTCTCGTTATTATTCTCCAACTATACGGCCTGAATTTCGAGATGGTATGATGATTATTTTTCCATCATGGTTAAGACATGCCGCAACCCCATACCATCCAAACGAAATAGATAAAGAGAAATTTAGAGTGACAATGTCTTTTAATGTGAATATAAGAGGTAAAGTTGGTTCTGTCGATCAATTAACACACAGTATTTCTTAATCCATTACAAATACTTCTACTAACTTATCAATAACTGCTTGATCGTTGGATAAATCGATTTTTGTTCTTTCTTGAGCCTCAAGTTTTTCCATTTCTTTAATTCGCTCATTTCCTAAGTCTTCATAGTCACCGTAAACGTTTTCTTCGTCTATTACATCAAATGTGATATCCAGATCATCTGAATCTGAATGTAATTGAGGTATATATTGTGCTATATCATGAAACACTAAATTGAATAATTGTTTTGTTTCATAATCTGATTTATTTTTACTTCTTGCTACAAAATCTTCAATATCTTCAACACTTACTTTGCCTTTTAATTGTCCAATTGGATCAGTTAAAGAACCATAACACATTACAAACAAATACTTCTTAGTAATAGTAGCACAATCTTTAATAACAAAATAAGCCGGTTTTTGTTTAATTACAATTCCTGTTTCGGGGTCTTCAGCTGCTTTAGCTGCGGGTCCATAAAGCTTCCGTTCTCTTAAACTACTAACTTTTAAAATAGCTTTTTCAAATCCGTAAGAATCTTCTTTTTTCGTTCTAGCCACAGAAGTATTTAGATTGAAGGTGATCTATTCCAAGAGTCAACAAAGTGATAAAATTCTGCTCTTGTTTTTTCATCATCATAAAACGATCCAGTTAATTTAGACGTTTTCATCTCACAACCATCGTGCTTAACCCCTCTTAAACAAGCACAAGTATGTGTTGCACTAACTAATACTGCTACACCAGCGTTCTTTTCACATACATGACTTATTGCTTTTTGAATTTGCATAGTAAGCCCTTCCTGTATTTGAGGACGTCTTGCATAGTATTCAACAATACGATTAAGCTTACTAAGTCCAATTACTCTACCTTCTAAACTTGGAATATATGCTACATGAGCCCTACCAGTAAAAGGTAAATGGTGATGACTACAAAGACTCTTAATAGGAATACCACCTTGAAAAACAATACCATCATAACCATCAGAAGGAAATGATGTAACTTTAGGTGGTTCTGAATAACAACCAACTGCCATATCATTAACAAAAGCTTTTGCAACTCTCATTGGAGTATTATCGCTATTCGGATCATTTCTCCAATCAAAGCCAAGTGCATCTAAATACGCTTCATATGCTTTAGAAGCGTTATTAATAATAGACTGGCGTTCCTCTTCAGTTCTGGGTTTAGAACTATTTGCAGTTGGTAATAAGAATTCTTTAACTCTATCTGACATATCCTATGATTATAAAGGCTTTACTTCTTTAATCAAGGTTTAAATAAAAGATGCCCTTCATTCATGAGCATGATCTTTGCTTCGTACATATCCCAAAGACAGGGGGTATCTCTATTATTAATAAATTTGGCATAAAAGATAATTCTTTGAATACATGTTATAGAGAAGAAGAACTTCCGTATTATTGCAATGAAAAAGGTAAAGAGTTAATCTTTTCACCTCAACATTTTACTCCAAGTATGATAAAAGAAAGATATGAAATTTTTTATAATCCATACAAAAAATTTACAATAGTAAGGAACCCATATACAAGAGCAATATCTGAATATTTCTTTAGAGAAAGAAATGTTACAACATTTGATAATGATCAATTTTTAAGGTGGTGGCAAACATTTACATACTCTAATTGTGATCATTTTTTATCTCAAAGTACATATTTTGAAGATATTAATTATGATTATGTAATAAGATATGAAAACTTAGAACAAGAATTCAATGATATGTGTAAAGAAGAAGGTGTACCTGAAGGGTTACCTCATATGAATAAATCTCGTATTGATACTTGTTCTTGTGTTCCTTTATTAACTAAGGAATCCGTAGAATTCATTAATACTCTTTATATAGAGGATTTTACCAAATTTAATTATAAATTATTACCATGAAACCTATCTTAGTTACCTGTGTTTACGATGCAAGATCTGATTGGCTCTGCGGAGGTAAAGATAATGATGAAGAATTATATGAAACTTCTTTAAAAAATCTTTCCAAGCTTGGCATGCCATTACATTTATATTGTTGGCCACATGAAGTAGGTTTATTAACTTCAATTGTAGAAAAATACTGGAAAAAATTTAAAGTTATCGGGTTAGATTTATTTGAATGGCCTAGATCTTATGAAATTTTAGAAACTAAGAATAAATTTGTATGGCATAAACTTCAAGATGGTAAAGATGACGGTAACACATATATGTTTTGTCCGAGAAATGAACTTCTTTGTCACTGGAAGTTAGAATGGTGTAGAAGAGCTAAAGATAACGAATGGGGCTGCGATAGAGTGGTGTGGATAGATGCAGGTGTTACAGAGTGGTGTAAAATACCAGAATCACTTGGAGGTGCTGAATACGTTTATAGTATGAATGGACAAATGGAAGAAAGGTACCCCGACTCTCACTTCTATCCGAAAAATAAAAACAATATTTTTACTCCCAAGTTTACATCCGGTTTAAAACGTATATGGAAACAAAAAAAATGGTTTCATATAACTCAAGGTACTCAAAACGATAGATTAGCTGAATATGACTGGAAAGAGAATAACAGATTTGTTTCTAAGGTATTAAAAGATGAATTTGGTTGGAAATGCGGTTCGCAATACAATCAAGACGAACATTTAGACAAAAAAACATTTACATTAGACCCCACACAAACAAAAAACGTAGATACACAAATTACAACAGAATACCCTAATTGGACAGTGGGTACTATTTTCGGTGGCGAGTTTGAAGAATTAGAAAAAGTTATTTTCCCTATGTATATGAAGCTATTGGATATATTCACTAGTAACCATGATGTGCACCCTTTTACTGAGGAACCATTTTACAGTATTATAGCAGAAATACATAACTACAACTTATTTTGGTTCAATCAATGGTCGCATGACAAGAAGAAAGAACCTTGTTGCCATGGTGCTGGTCAAAAACCGTTTTACTCAACTATTCAAGACATTATTAACTATAAAAAAGATTAAATACTAATATGATGAAAAGCTTTGACATTATATTAGCTGAATGTTTAAAAAACAAAGGCTTGAAGTATATAAGATTCAAAGTAGACCCTACATTAAATTCAGGATTTGAAAAATCTGAAAGTTATGAAGGTTTTGTACTTCAAGAGTTAAGTTTTGAAAGTTGTGGTCCAGCTTTACCGCCGCTATTAAAGGTGCTGATGCCTGGAGGCCCTTTACCGGGTATATTCGACATCAACGAACCTGTATTAACTCCTTCAAAACCTAATTCTGTTAAAATGTTTAAAAAATACATTGCTAAGAAATTAAAAGATAAAATTAGCAAAAAAGAATTTGAACAGATAAGAAATACCAATAATATAGATGATATTGAACAGTATCTAAGAATTGGTGGGGTAGATGATAACGAACTAACCAAAATTTACAAATCCATATTAAAAAATGCCGCTTAAACAAGGAAAAACTGACGCTATAATTGGTAAAAACATTTCTAAATTAAAAGGTGAAGGGTACCCGCAAAAGCAAGCAGTAGCAATTGCATTAAACACCGCAGAAGATGAAGAAACGGTAACAGTTGAAATAGACAACAAAACATACGAATTAACAAATGATGAAGTTAATATTGTAAATCAGATCCTAGCTAAAAAGAGAAAGGATGAGCAAGATCATTCTCAACCTTTATCTAAAATGGATGAAATTGCTGGTTTATATGTCGATACTAAATCTAAAGTAATAAATGAACTCCTTGGTGCTTTAGCCGGTGCCGCTGCTACAGGTGCTGCTTCAGCTTTAGGTGGTAAGGCCATGGATGCTATTACAGGAAATGAAGACCAAGAAAGAAAGGCAAAAAAAGCAACACGTTGCGGGAGATGTGGTCATGTACATGTAAAAGGAACACCTTGTCCACGACCATTTAAAAAGAAAAAAATCTCAGAAATGCATCATGAAGAAGAAGGTCACCCTAAGGGTGGTGTTCGACTCGGTCATGGTCCACCATTAAATGATGTTGTATGTGAATGTAATGATTGTGTTTATTGGGCTAAAGGTAATAAGTGTGTTGCTCCAAAAATACATTTAAGTTTTGCTAACAACGATAGAGGCGAACGAATATGTGAATGTAACACGTATGCATCCGATCCCTCAGAATCAGAAGAAGCTTCAGATAAGTTTCAAGAGCTGGATGGAGATGAAGACACATACGGTCCAGATCAAATAGACGATACTCTTTATGGTTTACCACCTATTTTTAAGAAATAGGTTGATTCCATTTGCACCTAACTTATAATAGAGATATGAAATTTCAGAGTACTAAGGTTATTGAATTAGGTAGCTGTGCTTTTAGGCAACCAAAAGCTAATCATTCCCATTGTAGGTTCCTACACGGTTACAGACTTACAGCTAAATTTTGGTTTGCCGCTAGTGAACTAGACGAGAATAATTGGGTGGTAGATTTTGGTGGGTTAAAAGGTCTTAAAGAAAAATTAAAAAATCAATTCGATCACACAACTTGTATTGCAGCAGATGATCCAGCATTGCCTGTTTTTAAAGAATTAGAAAAAGCTGGTGCATGTGATTTGAGAGTAATGTCAAATGGTACTGGTGTTGAAAGAATTGCTGAGTGGTGCTACGATACCGCGGACTTTTTTATTAAAGCAGCTACTAATGATAGGTGTTATGTTGAAAAGGTTGAAGTCTTTGAGCATGAAGATAATAGCGCTATATTTACTAGGATAGTTACCCAAACTATGAGATTTGATAATAAACCCGAAGATGTTGATTGGGATGCATATAGAGAGGCAGAAGCATGCGGCCCGCAAGCAAATCCTAAAGATTTTGTTAAGTCTACACCTTTACATGAAATGGGTGAAAATATAGATCCTATTGACGAAAAGAAAAGGATTGATGAACAGGCTGAAAAACGTAAAGAAGCATCAGAGAAAAAAATTGAGGATGAAGATGAACGTCAACGCATGTTACCCGGTTCAAAAAGAACTAAAGAAGTGGGTGCAAGAGTCGGTGCAGGTCCTAAAACACACGATGCAGGTGATCCATTTGGTGGTACCAGTTGGGGTGCTGATAAACCTTCAGATCCTTATGCACCAGCAAGAGGTTAAATGATAGAAAGAGAAAAAGACCCTCAAATAGAAAAACTTGCCGGGGATGTTTTCTCTAAAATGGCAGAAATAGGAAAACCTTACGATAAAAAAGAAGAGCTTCCGGAGTATAATATAATAACTCCGGAAGCTGCTTTAAAAGAGTTGTTAGAACTCGAAAAAGAAGCTAATCAAACATCTGATAACACATGAACAATGTGTTTTAGTATTTTACTTCTAACAATATCATCAGTTCCAAAGTAAAAAGTATTAATACCTTTATTTTTACTGATTTCATTATCAAAAGCTTTTATAATTGGAGCGAAACCAGATTTACCGTTAATGTCAGATTGATTAGAATCACCTACAACGATATATCTTGAACCTTCTCCAAATCTCGTTAAGATGGTAGTAATTTCTTGCCTGGTAAGATTTTGAGCTTCATCAACAATGACTAATGAATTATTAAATGTTAATCCTCTAGTGAAATTCACTGGTAAACATTTTATATATTCTTTTTTGAACAATGAATTAGCAGTTGTCTTGGTTACTAACTCATCTAATTTATCCATTAAAGGTAAAGAGTAAGGAAGAAACTTTTCATCTAATTGCCCGGGTAAATGTCCTATCTTTTGTGCAGCTGATTCTACTACACTTCTAAGATATATAATTTGCTGCATTTTGTTTGCAGCAAGCAAGGTAAGACCTCCAAAAACCGACAAATAAGTCTTTGCAGTACCCGCTGATCCATCAGCAAAAACTATTTTAGAATCCTCTGCAAGTATAGTTTGTATAAACTTTTTTTGATTTTCTGTAAAATCAAACTTGTTTCGGACGTTGAAGTTTAAATCCCAGTTACCATGCAAATCACCTGTATGTAACTGTTCCGACTCGAACACCGCGGCTAACCGCGAACGTTTCGTTGCCATATTAATATTTAATCTTGATAACCCTATTGATGTTAATATTATAGATAGATATGCAATTTGGTGAAGGAAATATATTTCTTAGTGATGATAAGATATTTTATACTGTAGAGGGTGAAGGTGAATTCGTTGGTTATCCTTCGGTTTTCATGAGATTATCTATGTGTAATCTTACATGTAAAGGGTTTGCAAGTGCAACAGCACCTCATGGGTGTGATAGTTTTATATCTTGGAGGGTAAAAAATAAAATGAGTTTTACGGAAATCCTTTCTATGTTGAATGATGAAGGGTATACTGAACATCTTAAGAATGGTGCTTTGCTAAAAATTACAGGTGGTGAACCATTAGTACAGCAGCCTTCGTTATTGAGATTCATGCAATATATGGATGTTGAATGGGGTTGGGTACCACGTATAGATTTTGAAACTAATGCAACTATAATGCCAGACCCAGAATGGTTGAGATTAAAAGCAACCTTTACTACATCACCTAAATTAGCTAATAATGGTGATCCAGAAGATAGGAGATATAAACCAGAAGTTTTAGATTGGCATTCTACAAATGGGTCTGGGTTTAAATTTGTGGTTAATAAAGAATCTGATTTAGATGAAATATTTGAAAAATATATAGAACCATTTGATATACCAACTGGTAGGATTTGGTTAATGCCTTGTTGTGGAAGCAGAGACGAACATATTGAAGCAGCTCCTATGGTAGCTGAGATGGCTAAAAAGCATCATTTCAATTTTAGTCCAAGATTACATCTACTTGTATGGGATATGGCACTCAAGGTTTGATATTACATTATTACCACCTAAAATAATATATGGCTGATGATTATGATGCAACTAGTAGTTGGTTGGTTCCAAATTTTTATAAGGTACCAGAAAATTCCTTATTTGATAAAGAGTATGACTATTTAGTAAGCTTAGGTCACCGTTGTTGTGTTGGTCAAGCTTTAAACTATATGAGGAAGTCTTCTTTTCCTTTTGACTGGCAAGTAACAAACATAAACGTACTTCCAAATATTTTTGAAAAAGAGTTTAAAGATTTTTATCCCGATAGCGGTGTAGATTTTGCACATGTTATATATTATCAGGATGAAAATAATCAGGAAACTGATAGGATTAATGAAGAAGCTACATGGGAAATTTATAACAGACGAAGTCAGAGATTAGTTAAGCTCCTTAAGGAGAATAAACGCAGATTACTTTTTGTACGTCACAAATATATTTGGTATTGGTCTAAATGGCCTGATCATGGAGCTCAATACGATGCACACCCGATAAGCCATGATATAGAACAACTTACTAAGGTATCCGACACTATCAAAAATGTTTATAACAATGATAAATTTGATATTATGTATGTATATCAAGACATGAGTCAGTTAACGGATTTTAATTGGGATGAAAAAGGAGAAATTGAACAAGAATCGTTTAAATTACCCGACGGTGTAACTCAGCAAGATCAAGCTAAAGAGTTTACATATGTAGAACAACTTGGATTTAAAGATAAAAATATAACACCTGTTATAGTAAAACCTAACAATGTAAGAGTTGAAGGTAATGCTATGTGTAGTGCTATTAACTCATTTATAAAGTTGTCTGATGTTCATGATTTTGAATTACCGTACGGTTATCAAAAAATTAAACTATCTAGAAATATAGATGTCGAATAAAAGAGCAGTTTTACAATCAGTTTGTGATAATTACGAAGAATTAATAAATCTTACCAGCCCTCATAATGCTGAGTATGCTGCTAAAATAGGTTTCGAATATATTTTACATAAAAATTACTTTGATATAACAAGAGAACCGGCTTGGCTCAAGATGTATTCAATACAACATTTGTTTAAAGAAGGGTACGAAGAAATACTATTAATAGATGGGGATGCTTTAGTAATAGACAAAGAAAAAAATATAACTGATCTCAAAAAGGAAGGAAAAAGTATTCATATATGTTGTGATGGTTTAGGTAATGCAAAAAAATTACACCACACCAATACTGGTGTAATATATTTGGAAAGAAATGAGTTTACTATTCAATTTATTGATAATGTAATAAACAACCCAGAAAGCGTACATTGGTATGATAAAAGAAATTGGGAACAAAATGCTATTCATAACGAATTTAGAAAAGCTCCTTATTTATATGAAAGAATAGTGCAGTTATATGATTCATGCTATTTTAATCATAATAGCGATTGGATATTTCACCCATGTTGGTCAGGAGAGTGGCATGGTAAACTTGAAGTTTACAAAGGAGCATACAGTCACTACAATGGTACCCCCTCTACAAACGAAAAAGCTAAATGGATACAAAAGAAATTAAAGTACCCTAAACAGGATATATTAAAAATATGATAAATATATACGATGACCCGGTTCTTAAAGAGGTACAATGAATTATTAGAGCACACCGGTTTGAATGCTAATGAACTTAGTATTGGTGATATTATTAAAAACACCAATCCTGAGTGTAAACATTTTAAAAGTAAAGGTATAGTGCTTTCAATAGACCCTATGGAAGATGAAACGGGTGTTGTTGGTAATCTGGTTAAGTATAAAGTTCTAAATAATGGACCCACTTTTTCGATAGGGGATATTTTAGACAAAACAGAAATTCAATTAGATAAAATAAGAAATGGAAAGAAACGTAAATGATCTTAAAGTTAATCCTAATCGCATTACCCGTATTAATACTATGTGGTTGCAAAAGTACGCCTCATCCAGATACCACACCAATACCACGAAGTAATGAATTACGAATATAAAATACAACGAATTTTAGAAGCAAATACGGCCAAGTATTATATGAATAAGCTTGGTTATTCTTTTAAAGACTTAGAACCTCATATAGGACGAAAAACGATGAAATTTCATTACGACGTCCATTATCGTAACTTCACTAAAGGTCTAAATGAAGCGTTAGGTAACCGCCCTAAACCAAATATTACGGTGCTTTTAAAAACTATTAAAAAATATGATGCTAAAGTAAATCATAATGCTGGTGGGTATTATAATCATTCAATGTATTGGAAATTTATGAAACCAGGTGGAACTAAAATTTCTACTCAAACAGAATTAGGTAGAGCTATAAAGTCTACATTTGGTTCCTTTAATAATTTTAAGAAAGAGTTTAAAGAGAAAGGAACATCAATTTATGGTAGTGGTTGGGTGTGGTTAGTAAAAAATAAAGATAAACTTGAAGTTATAACCACCCCCAATCAAGATAACCCTTTAATGCACAATCAAGGGCAACCTGTTTTTGGTAACGATATGTGGGAACATGCTTACTATTTAGATGACGGTCCTTATAAACATGAATTCATGGACAAATATTTTAACGTCGTTGATTGGGATTTTTGTAACAGTTTATTCATCGCAAATTGATTAAATATAGTTGCGATGGATAAAGAAATTCGGAACATATTCGAAAGTTATCAAGATACGTGGAGTCTTTCACCGAAAGAGTCATTTAAACGAGATAAAGAATTTTTTCAATACGTAATTGAGAGTAACTCACACTTAGCTCCTTTAAGAGAATTCAAGTTAAAATATATTTTTGAATTATATAAAGCAAAATTGAGAGAAGAGTTAGATCTTGAAGCCCCTGGCTTGGTAAATGAGTCATATAATATTTCTAATGAAGATGCCTTTAACGTATTAGAAGAAAGTACAAGAAACGTATCAGATCATGAAGCATATAATAACGTAAAAAGAATTTTTGAAAGCATATGTGCTGATGTTTTATTATATAAGGGTGATGTATTATTAGAAGCAACCGGTCGTGTCGCAGCCGGTGGTCAATTACCTTCACGTCAAGGCGGTGGTGGTTTGTCGCCTGCTCAACAAGCCCAAGTTGCGCGACAACAAGCTGGTGCACCAGGTGCGGCTAAACCAAAGAGAAAAAGAGATCATGCAGCTGAATATGCTAGAAGAAAAGAGTTAGAAGCTCAACGAGCACAAGCAGCAGATCAACCTGGTGAAACCGTAACTGATACGGTTACTACCGATACAGAAGTAGCGATTCCTGCGTCACGCAATGTTGCACAACCAAACGCAGCTCAGATTCAACAGCAAAAGCAAATTCGAGATCAAGAATCACAAATAAAAAATCTTCAAGCACAACAAGGTCAACCTACTGCAGCTGAAATACAAGGTCAAGCGCAAATGCGCAAGATGCAGGCTCAGCTAGCTGACTCGCAAAAACAAATTGCGGACATGGAAGAAAAAGAAAGAGAAATGTCCGCTGCACAAAAAGCTGAATCAGATAAGCAACAAGCAGCTATTCAAGATCAAAATAAACAGCTGATGGCTGTGTTGCAACAAATGAGTAAGCAACAATCTCAAGGAGCACAACAAATGGCTCAAAATGCCGCTGTTGATGATGATTTAGCAGCTAGGATGCAACAAACAGCGGGTAGAGGCCCTCAAGCTGCTCCAGCTGCCCCTCCTGTTATCGATAAAGAAACACAAACAACATCAGATACAGTTTACGGTGGCGAAAAAGCAGCAAAGAAACCAGGCTTATTATCCAAATTAGGTGGTTTTGCTAAAAACGTTTTACCAACAGCAGGAGCTATTGGTGGGGCCGCATTAGGTAGTGCTTTAGGTCCAGCAGGTATGATAGCTGGTGGTGCTTTAGGTAAGGCTTTAGGTAAAGGAGCAAAAGGATTTGCAGACGCCCCTAAAGGAACAGGTATAGGTGGTAGATTAAAACGTGCAGGACAAACGCACGTAGGAAGTGATTTAGCATCAGGAGCAGCGATTGGTGCTCTAGGTGCTTACGGTGGAGGCGGTGGTGGTGAAGAAGTTGTTGATACAGCTGTTGATACAGAAACTGTTGCACCACTTGGTGGTGGTACAACCCCACCTGGTATGGTTGGTGATACAGCTGATGTTAATAGCCCAGAGTATCAAGCAACTATGAGTCAATATGCTGATTCTCAACCAGCGTTAATGAATCGCGATGGCAGCATGGGACCAGGTGTAGAACCTACTATGGGTGACGGTACACAAAGAACAGATGCAGATGTAGCAAATGCTGTCCGAGATCGTTATGGTAACTTAATGCAACGCAATGAATACGGAGGGTTAGGTGATACAGATATATCTGGTACTGTACCAGAAGTTGAAGGTGAAGTTACATCGACAGATGTTGAAGTGGAAGAAGCTCCTTATGGAAGAAATCCTAATACAGGGGAACCATTACCAGAGCCCCCTAAAGGTAAAGGCGGTAGTAGGTTAATGCAATTGGCAAACAAAATAAATCCATATGCGAGATAAAAAAATAATAAGTTTTAAAGAATTTTATTTGAGAGAATCCCACCATACAGGTTATTTTCCTACATTTAAAGCTGGGTGGGAAGGCGCCAAAAAACACGGTCCTGGTATCGCCAAAGGTGCAGCTAAAGGTATTGGGGGTATCGCCAAAGGTGCAGCTAAAGGTATTGGGGGTGCAGCCAAACTAGGTGCAAAAGGTGCTTGGGGTGCAACCAAAGGTCTATATAAAGGTGCGAAGGCTGGAGCCAACTTTGCAAAAAGTATGGCCCCTGGGTATAAACCGCAATTTTCGGTAGGGGCACCTAGAAAAGGTGAAGGGGGAGTGTCGGATTCGAAATCAACCCGGGAGGCTGCGAGACGATTCGCTGAATGGAGAAACAAAAATATAACAGCGAAAGATGGTAAGACTGAAGAAGCAAAAACTTTTGAAGATTTCAAGAAATCGGCGATACATATACCCGAAAATATCTTCAAAAATCAAAACCTCCCCGGTATGGTAAAAGCACTAACAGGTAAAGTAGATCTTGATGAAATATTCGACTTCGTCAATCATCCTACGGTCAAGGGAGTACAAGTACCCACCAAGTTAAAAATTGGTGGAGAGCTACCGTTAATGGTTTTGATGGCCGGCGACGCACCGGTTGGTGTTGTTGATGGTAAGTATAGAAGAGGTACCGAGGCGTTTCCTAAAATATTCAATCGCCCAGGTCATTATGCGAATCAAGTTGTTGATTCAATGAAAAGATATTTCGATACGGGGTATAAGAAAAAACAATCCATAGACATGTCTTCAAAGAACTTTAATCAAGATGGCTTGGCTATTCTTCGAAGAAATAAATACCTACCATGGGAAAGCTTGTAAGTTAAAAGTCTGGTACTATAATAAGTCCATATGGACACAATTATAACAATATTCCTCGTATTATCCGGTATCATTAATCTATGTTGCTTTATCGCAGTATTAATATCCCTATGGCAAGACAACATGGTGCTAGGGATAGCATGTCTTGTTGGTCTCTTTATCACAGGTATAGGAGGTCTTATATTATATGTATGGGGATGGTTTCAGAGCGAGCATCGTGTGACAATGATCATATGGACAATATCACAAGTAATGTTTACCGTACTTTGGATGGTTAGCTGATAAATCATTGTAAGTTAAAAGTCTGGTACTATAATATATTTCATGGACAAACAAAGTGAAGACAATACTATCTTCGACTCAGGTGCTCAAAGAGATGATAGAAAAGGTAAATTACGCTTCTCTCTTGTTCCTCACAAACCTCTTGAAAGGGTAATGCAACGTTACATAGACGGAGCCGAAACATATGGAGAAAACAATTGGATGAAAGGTATGAAATACTCTGTTTACTATGATAGTGCTTTGAGACATTTAATGAAATTTTGGGAAGGAAAGGATAGCGAAGATCATCTAGCTGCAGCTGCATGGAACATATTTGCTCTTATGCAAGAAAAAGATAATAAAGCACTTGATGATAGGGAAAACTTTCCTAATTAATATTATGCGTATTGCTGTATCTGGTACCGCTTGTCAAGGAAAGACAACTTTTATTAAAGACTTCATAAAAGAATGGCCTATGTATTCTACACCTGAGAAGACATACAGAGACTTTATTTCTGAAAATAACCTCCCTCATAGCGATAATACTAATCAAGACGCTCAATGGTCAATATTAAACTATGTCGTTGATAATATTCTTGAATCTGAAAAAGGGGATAAAATTATCTATGATAGATGTCCTTTAGATAATTTGGTTTATTCTTTGTGGGCTCATGAAAAAGGTATTAATGATATTGACAAAGCTTTTATTAATAAATGCATTCCTGTGGTGAGAGAAAGTTTAAAATTTATTGATGTCATTTTCTTGACCCCTATTACAAATGTAAGTCCTATAGATATAGTTGATGATGGTACGAGATCAATTAATATAGAACACATAGAAGAAATAGATCATTTATTCAAAGGTATAGAACAACAATATTTTCAAAATTTAAAAGCTTCACCGTTTTTACCGTATGATGATTGTCCTGCAATTGTTGAAATATTCGGTAATCAACAAGAACGTGTGCATTTAGTGAGGCAGTATCTAGATGCTGAAGGTGATTTATTAGGTGATAATGAATCTTCTATTTTGGATCCTGGAGAGGTATCTGATATGGAATCTATTATAAGAGATCAACGCGTTGAAATTGCAAATGAAAAAGCTCGTCAAGATGTGCTTATCAAACAGATTCAAGATTCTAGAAATTAAGCTGGTGTCCCGTAAACTCTAAGCATAACGTTCGCCGTATCCCATAACGTGGGTGTTTCATAATCCTGCATCCCATCCGGCATAATTCTCCAGCTTGAAGGTAAACCACCTGCTTGAGGTATTAGTTTTATAAATTCAGAAAATTGGCTTGTTAAAACGCTTTGAATTATTTGAGGGTCAAAATCATAAGATCGTTGTTTCCCTACAGATGTTTGATTGATAGCAGTAGCCTCAGGACTTCCTAAAGCAGTAAAACTACCTATAGGCTTATTCTTTACGTCCTTTCTAACTGATGTTCCTTTACGAATACCAAAATATTCTAAATTACCAAAATCTGCTTGAGGTATTACGGTAAAATTTATAGGTATAGCATTACCGTTAGTACCATTTGGAATAGCGTAGCTACCTGCGGTAGTTACAATGCTATCTCGCCCATCACCAAATTGAACCAATAAAGCTGATTTGTTAGTTGTTTGACTCCCCATACCCCCGGTAAAAGCAACTTCCCATGTAACCCCAATATAAGAATACTGAGCTCCCCCTGTTGTTGAAGTTATAAGAGGTATTATGTCGTCGTCTGTGGATGTATTAATCGAACTGAAAGTATTATTATATTCGCTAATGTTGTTATATAAGCCTGCAGTACCTGTAAAGACCGGTACGTTATTGTTTACTTGTAAAATATCTCCCTCTAGTCCTGGTTCAATTACTTTCCATGATGAAGAACCGCCTGCATATCTTACAAGACTTCCTGATTTAACATCATTTGTAGGTAACCAGTGTGTTGTACTTAATTTTTGAACCGTTGCGTATGTACTACTCCAATTAGCGCTTTGTTCACGTACTAATGTACCCACACCACCTAAACTTGAAAGTGCATTAATCGAGGTATTAATAGCACTAAATGCATTGGTTAGACTCACTACTTGACTCGAAAGACTTTCGATTGTTGAATAAAAATCTACATTATCAGCAGTTAAAATTAAATTTTGAAAATCTAGTTTATATATAACCCCGTCTGAAACGGTAAACAAATAATCTCCATTTACTATATCTTGAATCTCCGCTATACTATCTAGAGTAATAAAATTGGTATTGCCAATTGACATTTTAATTATTTATGCTAAAATACTTATGTACCATGGCAATTTCAAAGTCACCTCAGCAGATATTAAACGGTCAAGGTAAACTGGTTGGTATTAATGCTGAAAGACCGGCTGCTATCGCAGCGCGCTCTTCATATTGGGACTGGATAGGGTCAATCCCATCTTGGAAACCACCACCTCTTAAAGATACTGTAGGTTTAGCTATTATTACTTGTAATAGGGAAAATTTTCTTGAAAAGGTATTAGCTTCAATACCAAGACATAAAATCCACTATCTTTGCATTATTAATGATGGTGACAGCCCAGATTTTAAAAATAAATCAGATCATGGCCCAAGAAGATTTGTATATAGTAAAGACGGCCTTTGCGGTAATTATTTTTATACTGGTGGTAATAGGGGTGTTGGTTTTGCTAAAAACTGGGCATTTACACAACTGCTGAAAACTGGCCATTCTCAAGAATTGCAGCATTGGCCGGGTGATAAACAAGGTATAGATCATATGTTCTTAATGGAAGATGATATTATCATAAAAGACGAAAACGTTTTTGAAAAGTATATTGAAGCAAGTAAGAAAACAGGATTAAAACATTTAATGTATGGTTACCACGGCCCGGCAAATAAACGTAACGGTAAACCCTTTCCAAGAAAAATAGTTGATTATGGTGATGGTGTTTCAATTGCTCTTAACACACATTGTGTAGGTGCATTTACATATTATCATAGAAGTTGCGTTGAAAAGGTTGGGTTGTTTGATAACCACTATATTAATGCTTTTGAACACGTTGATCATTCTTATATGTTAGCAAAAGAAAAAATGTCTACCCCTTACTGGTGGTGGGCTGATGTAGCTAATAGTTATGATTATTTGGATGAATTGGCTTGTAGTGAAAATAACAGTACAATTAGAGGTCGATCAGACTGGTTACAAAATATTAAAAATGCGGTTCATCATTTTGAAAAAAAACACGGGTACCAACCAGCATACGACAGACCGGTGCCTGATACTCCATTTGAAGAGGTACTTGATAACCTAAAACAAATTAAATTATGCACGACTTAAAAAACATAACATTTTTAACTTTTGTAAGATTAGATAATGAAGAACGTAGATCTAATCTTAAAGCAATGTATAATTTTTATAAAAACAATTGTGAAAATTACACCCATATTTTTATTGAAGATGATAGTGAATGTAAAATTCACGATGTAATTGATTTAGATAAAAAAGATATTTCAATTTTTGTAAAAAGTCAAACAGAATGGCGAAAAGGTGAAGGGTATAACAAAGGAATTAAATTAGCAAAAACTAATATTTTAAATTTTATTGATACTGATATCATTATTGACCCCAATCAATTAAACGAAACTGCAGAGTTACTTCGCAAAGATATTAATGCAGGTTTAGTATATCCTTACAATGGTTTGTTTCTTTGTGCTGAAAAAGAAATGAAAGATAAATTTTGTGAGACATTATCTTTAGATACTTTCAAAATTCCTGAAAAGTTCAAAACCTTCACGGGCTCAAGAGACCAATCAATACAAACCCTCTCTAGTTATCTTAATAAAACGTATGATGGTATTTTAGTAGGGCATGTAATTAGTAAAGGTGGTTGTGTAATGGGTAGGAAAGATAATCTAATTCGTTGTAATGGGTATAATCCTAACTTTTTAGGGTGGGGGTATGAAGATGATGAAGCACCATATAGAGTCAATAAACTTGGCTACGGTGTTGGTAGAATCGAAGGTAGAGGGAAGGTTGTATGGCATTTACACCATTTTGATGGAACAGGTTCAAAAAAAGAGAAACAACCCTTCTATAAAGAAAATCAAAAAATTATGGTTCATGTTGAAACTGTTTCTTCTTACGAATTAAAAAACTATACAAAAAGTTGGGTAATGTAATGAAAATCGGAGTATTAACTGGAGCAGATGAAAATCAGAAAAATTTATTAGATATTACACTACCAATATTAAAACAGTATTGTCTTTATCATGATTACGATTTGCATTATTTTACAGATAATGTAGACGGTATAACTCAAATAGAAGGTAAATCTTATTTTGCTAGATATCCTTTTATGAAAAAGCATTTAAAAAACTATGATTGGGTTTTTTGGATAGATGCTGATTGCTTAGTTATGAATTTTTATAAAAAATTAGAAGACTATATTGATGATAGATATGACATTATTTTAGATTTACAATGTGGTTGTACATATCCTCTAGCAGCCTCTGGACATGGTTTTTGGAAAGATGATGAAAATACACATTACATTTTAGATCATATGATTACACATGCTAAAAAAAGCAGCCCGGGTATAGCTGATAATGAAATATTAAATTATTTCTTTAAAAAGCTCTTTAATGAGCAAAAAGTTGAATTTGAAAAAAGCGTCAAGTTGTGCGGTCCTGGTAAAGATAGGATAGGTCATTATGATAAAGAAATTATAGAATGTGAAATTCATCAAAAATTGGGATTTCCAGAAGGTGAATTTCATCTTCATGAAGATGTTGATAAACTTCATGTTTCATTTGAAGATATATATAGGCCTGGTAGAGATTTTCTTTACCATAGATCGGGTGTTAGTAAATTAGAAAAACGAACTGAAAATGCTCTTAATTTTAGTGACGGGTATTGCACACCACCAAGAATGTTTGCTACAAAAGAGAGTGATTTAAAATACCACGCGGATAGAGTGGTAAGACCGAAAATAGTTCCTAAATCTTTAAAGGATAAAATCGACCAGCGCGAATGGTTGTACACAGCACTAAACCCAGAATAATGGAAGATTTAAAAGATATAGATATTATCGTTGCTACTAGAATAGATAACCACGAAAGAGCAATGAATGCTTTTTTAATGTATAGATTTTTTAAAGAACATACAATAAACAGCAGGTTTATTTTTGTTGAAGACTCTGCATCACCTTTTCTTCAAAGTTGTATACCAATAGAAGAAACTGACAAAATGTATTTTGAGCAAAATAGTTATTGCGTTGATCCGGATTCATCACATCAACAAAATGATGGTTTTTTTAGAAAAAGCAGATCATACAATATAGGTATTGAAAAAAGCGAAAGAGAATATTTGTTATTTTTAGATTTAGATTGTGTGGTAAACCCTAAACAAATTATAGACATTTTAGATAAAATTAAAAAGAAGAAAGGGTTTGGTATATGTTATAATGGTCAACCTGCTTATTTAACTTATAATGCAAAGCAACTATATGCAGACGCTCCTTTATTTTCTACATTAGAATCATTTTATCCTGATTTTAAAGTATTAGAGGTAGCTTTAGATAATAGAAGACGAGGGTTCCCTTCTTGGCCTGATTCTTTAAAGTATGAACACTGTAAAATTTTGGGTGTTAACGCATGTGGTGGTTGTCTATTAGGTAGGAAAAAAGACTTTATCAAAATAAAAGGGTTTAATGAAAATTTTGCGGGTTGGGGATATGAAGATACGGAAATTATAAGTCGTATTAGAATTTTATATGGAAAATCACCGACCTTGGACTGGAAAACCGATCACGAACCTTTTTATAGGTGTGAAAATAAAGAAGACTTTTTATTTCACTTTCCTCATACTAAAGAGTCGGTAACTTCACATCAAATTGTTTTAACAGGTAATAAAAAAGAATCTGATAAAGTAGAGGGTATGAACACAAAAGAACTTACAAAATATATTAAAACTTGGCCATGGTTAAAGTAAACATAAGAGACGATAATTTTACTCCTTGGGATACGTCATCGTGTCATCTAGCTGAAAACAAACACATTGAATGGGTTACAGATAATGAACCCGTAAGTACTAGCTGCTTCATTACGGATTTAAAATTAGCTGACGTGCATAAAGCTTCGGGTGTTAAACGGAAGGTTGCCTGGTTATTAGAACCAAGAAGCATTAACCCTGGAATGTATAGCTGGATTGAAGAAAATAATAACCTTTATGATTTCGTTTTAACTTTTGATCAAAAATTAATTAATAAGGGTCAAAATTACCTTTATTACCCGCATGGTAGGTGTTGGATTCATAACTACGAAGGTATAGATGATAAGACAAAATTTTGTAGTATATTTGCATCTGATAAAGCTATGACTTTAGGTCATAGACTCAGACATATGATCATAGATCGGTATCGTAGTACAGATAAAATGGATTGCTATGGTAAGTATTCAGGTAACGTATTAGAAAAGAAAGAAGATGGGCTTAACCCGTATCGTTTTTCAGTTACGATAGAAAATGCTATTGTAAGAGGGTATTGGACTGAAAAGTTATTAGATGCATTTGCTACAAAATCCATACCAATTTATTACGGTGATAAATTTTCAGTAAACAAGTTTTTTAATGAAGATGGTATTCTATACTTTGATACAATAGAACAGCTTGATGAAATAATGGAAAAGATTCAAGGTGATGATAACGGTGTAAGTTTCTATGAAGAAAGATTAGATGCTATAGAAGAGAATTTTAAAAAGGTAGAGGAATTTAGAGTTCCGGAAGATTGGATATTTGAAGAATATCCGTTTTTATTCGAATAATGGTTACAGTACAAATAAAAGGTGGAATAGGAAATCAGTTGTATCAAATCGCAGCTGTATATAGTCATGCAAAGACGCACAATTTACAATTCGTTCTAAATTTCAATTTAGAATTTGGTGCTATGCAAGGTACACACCCTAAATTATACGCGGATACTTTTTATAAAAATTTTGAAACTATAGATACTTTATTCAATATTGCTGCTCGAGAACCTTCTTTCATGTACAAACCTTTACCGTTTTTGGGTATAGAGAATGATGTAGTATATGAAGGCTATTTTCAGAGTTGGAAATACTTTCAAAATTTAGATCGCGATACTTTGAATAGAGTATTTGAATTTGAAGATAAAATTGTAAAGAAGGTAGACAAAGGGCTGACATCTCTTAAAGAGAAGTACGGTGTAGAAAGAGTTGTTGGTGTTCATATTAGGAGAGGCGATTATCTTAAAAATCCTCAAATTTTTAATATCGTTAAAAGAGATTATTATGATAGAGCTAAAGAAATTTTTGGAAAAGATGCTCTATTTTTATATTGCACGGATGATTTACCTAGAGTGAAAAAAGAGTTTACTTTTGATGAAAGAAATGTCTTAGCAAATGGTGAATCGGAAATGGAAGATTTGTGCGTTTTATCGCAATGTGATGATATTATAATGGCGAATAGTTCTTTTTCAGCTTGGGGTGGTTATTTAGGTAAAGAAAAAGGAAAGATTATTTGCCCTAAAAAATGGTTTGAATATAAAGGACCACCTTGTACCGATTTAAAAGACCCAAAATGGGTACAGATCTAGATAATGGAAAAACAATACGGTTTAATTGAACAGACTTGCGGTATTGGCGATATATTTTATATTCAAAAGATCGCAAAACTTTTAATTGAAACAGGTACAGTCAAAAAAATAATATGGCCTGTTAAAGATGTATATAATTATGTTAATGACTATATGGGTACAGATACTATTCAATATATTCCCTTATCTGAATTTGAAGACCCGACTGGTTTATTTGATAAAGGTGTCAAACTAGATGCTGTTAGAGTAGAAAGTTTTAACACTCACGGTCCTACGCATTGGCTTTATTTACCCTTTACCCATTCAGATAAAAAATTTACTGGTTCTGTAATGAAAGCAAAATATAGGTTTGCTAATTTGGGTGGTGAATGGGATGACTGGGACAAATATTTTGAGTTTAAAAGGGACTTAGATAAAGAAGATAAACTCATGGACCATCTAGGCATAAAAACAACTGATGATTATGTTGTTGTTAGTGGGGTGTATGGTACCCCTCCTGCAACTGCTTCTAGAAGAGTTGAGTATAAAGGAGATAAAAAGATAATAAAATTAGAACACGTGGAAGGTTATTCTGTTTTTGATTGGTGTAAAGTTTTTGAAAACGCTGCTGAAATTCATATGATTGAAACTTGTTTTTTATATATCTTAGAGAAGCTAACTCTACAAGGAGATGTTTTTAATTTATATAGTAAATGGAACCCTGCTTTTTGGGATCATATTAAACATATCCCTAAAAAGGTAAAATGGAATTTTTGTAATTGGTAAATAAATTTTTGTATGGGTGATATCTCAATATTCGATTTAAAAGCTGCTCAAGATCGAGTGAAGACACCCTATTTTGTCGAAACTGGGACGCTGTATGGTGATGGTGTCGAATTTGCTTACAAGCAAGGGTTCGAAGAGATTCATTCTATTGAAATTGAACCCTTTTTAGCACAACAAGCAAAAGAGAAGTTTAAAGCGTTTCCTAATATTCATATACATGAAGGTAATTCATTTGAAGTATTAGAACAAATTTTACCGGAAATAAAAGACAATATTACATTTTGGTTAGATGCACATTTCCCTGGTGCCGACGCTCATATGAAGACGTATGAGTCCTGCCTTAGCCTAGACGTAGATACTAATTTACCATTAGAGAGAGAAATAGAGCTAATAAGCAAACGAACTTCTAATTATACTGATATATTAATAGTAGATGATTTATGGATATATGAACCAATTAAAATCAATGGAATAGGTTTTAACGAACATAGTTCAAATCACGGACATAAAATTACAAGAGAACAACTAATGAATGGAAAAGATTTGGGATTCTTATATAATAATTTTGACAAAACGCACGACTTTAAGAAGGTATTTAAACACCAAGGTTACGTTATAGTAAAACCGAAAAATGAGTAATTTAGTAAATGATATTCCAATTGGGGTTGATTGCCCAATAAAAATTAATGCTATTGTTGAAGTAGAAAAAGATAGCAATTCAAAATATGAATACGTAGAAGATCTTAATATCTTTAAACTTAGTCGTTGTTTGTACAGTAGTATGCGATATACATGTTCGTATGGATTTATTCCTCAAACATTTGCTTTAGATAACGACCCATTAGATATACTAATATATAATAACGTCCCTTTAAGAACTAGTACGCTTGTTGAAGTAAAACCAATTGGTTGTTTAGACATGGATGATACAGGAGAAAAGGATTTTAAAGTGGTGGCTGTTCCTTCAACACACGTAAAGGACTATAAAAGTTTAAAAGATCTGGACCCACATTGGCTAAAGACAACATTAAACTTTTTTACACATTATAAAGATTTGGAAGAGTCTAAGTCCGTTGTTGTAAATGGTTGGGTAGGGAAAACAGAAACAAAGAAAATTATTAACGAAGCACATAAAAGATGGGTTAAAAAGTTGAAGTCCGAAATGCCTGATCTATAATTAGATCATATGGAATTTAATATCGACAAATATGACGGCAACCTACTACACGATAGATTTGCATACAAATTCTTTAAAGACAAAGTACTACCAATAGGTAACATTCTTTGCTTTAGAGCACCAATGGAAGTATTGGCTGATGGTATGATCGATCAGGAAGATATCGACAAACAAGAATTTATTTGGAGCGATGATGCAATGAACTTTTTATGGGAAATTCCTATATTAGATAACCCTATAGGAGCAGTTGCATATCAAAGGCTTTTGAATACTCATATTGCAAATATTCTAGGAAGCGCAAAGTATTTAAATTGTCCTGTAATAATGGATGGTGACGATATCATGGTTCAAAAAGAATTTACTCAAGGCGGTGTAACTCAACAAGAAGGAAAAGCAAGTGTTAGTATTACATATGTTAAGTCAGGGGTCGCTTTAGGTCATACTGCTATTAATATTACAGCTGGTAAGAAAGCTCCTGCATTTGCGTTTAGTACTAATTTTAATGACAATCAGATAAATGAATTTATGTCTGATGTTCAAAAAACGTTCTATGAATTGAATGACGATATGTTTGTTGCAACGTCGAAAGTTATTATTAAGTAATTATGAGATATAGATTTATGATGTTTATTAATTGGTTTAGATATTTGAAAGAATGGTATGATTATCATACATACGATAAATTTCTAATTGAGTATACAACTAAGCTTGATGGTGCTAAACTTTTAGGTACTGATTTAGATGAATAATATTTTTTCTTTTATAAACGATATTATATTTGGTAAAAAAGGCGACGTTATAGAAAACGTAGAAGATGAAGACCAGTTTAATGGCTATCTAGTTAATAGGTGGGTTAGTATGTATTCACCAGAAAATGCATCTATTATAAATGAAACAACAAACAAATATTTTAATGTTTTTGATTCAAAAAAAGAATGGTATGAATATCTTGTAAAAATTATACCTAAAGGCTCCCCTGGACGCATTCATTACATAAAAAAGGAGAAGAGAGAAAAAGTAAAAAATTACGATGAAATAGTAAAATTCTTAGCTAAAAGATTTGAAATTTCAAAAAGAGAAGTTCAACAGTATATTGATTCCGGAAAAGTAGATTTATCCAATATTAAAACAGCATTGAAATAAAGGCTTCTAATAATAAGTCTTTGTATGTCTAATCAAGTTGGAGCAGGCCCCGGAAATCGAAGACAAAGTATCGATTTATTGGCACCAAAAAAGAGTTTAATTGATTTATCTGTACCTACCGAAGGTTCATTTGATTCTGCAATTGTAGGTTATCAAATGTCTCGTCTCATGGAAGATGTTATTCTTTGTAAGTTCAAAGATGAAACCGAGGACGGTTCAGCTTTGATAAGAAACGGTATTCATATTCCACTTAATGTTGATACTAAAGCATGGAGAATTGGTGAAGTTCTCTTAGCAGGTACAAAATGTGAATATGTTAAAGTAGGTGACCATATTTGTTTTCCTAATAACTTAGGGGTACCGATTTCGAATATCGAAGTGCAAGATATTGGCAAAGTTAAAAAAGGTATTTTCTTAAATGAAAGTAGAATTTTTGGTATTGTAAATCCTTTCGATAATAGTGCTAGTAGGTAGATCACAACTTTTAACACTTCTCAAAGATAACGTTTGCGAAGTGAAATTTGTAAGGAGGGTTTTCAAATCTGGAGCACCTCCTACAAGAAGAATGTTGTGTACGAATAGTTTTACTTTGCTTAATAGCGAAAACGGGAGGTTAACTTTGAATTTTAGACCTACTTCTAATTTTCAAGATTATAATCCAGCAGTTAAAAATTTAATTATAGTTTGGGATATTTTTATGCAGAACTACAGACAAATTAATTGTGATAATGTAGATTTAATTGAAACAATTCCTGCTAATGATGAGTTCTGGGAATATTATGTTGATAAAATTGAAAACATGACCCAACAAGAGAAGATTAATTTTCAAAATATGTAATGGTCGTTAAACTTATAGAAGAAGTGGAAAAGCAATTCCACAAATTTTTTTTGAACGATATCGCTTTTGATATCGATGGTAAGATTATTAAAAGAGGTAAATTTATTAACGTAAGTATAAAAGATTTCTTTCTTGAGTTTAAATTAGAAGTTCAAAAAGGTGGTATAAAAGTTTTTGAAGTACCTTACCCGTTTGAATTAACAGATCAAACATCCTCTGTTGTTTTTAATTACCGTCTTGATAAATTTGTTTTTAACGATATTGTTAGATTAGCAAAAGTAAAGCGTATAAAACCTAAGAAAAATTCTAAGTTTTATGATGTGGTAATGATAATGAAAAAAGTATGAGTTTTAAATATTTCAGCGTTTTTAGTGGAGAGGTATATGATTTAAAAGAAGAGTATACAAATTATTTGGATTGTGGTCAATTAAAAATTACTGATGACCCGAAAAATAATTGTAAAAGATGCCATGGAAGAGGATTCACCGGAAGGAATGCAGAATCCGGTCACTATGATATGTGTAGGTGCGTTCTTAGAAATGCAGATGATGAGTTATTAGGAGAAATGTCACAACACCAAGTTGAAGATGTAACGCTGCATACTAAAAAATCAGACTTTGACAATATTGTGGAAGATGTCTACGAAGCAAACTAGTTGACTGTTTACTGAGTCCATATATAATTGTAGTATATGTTCAGCAAGTATGTTGCAAAATTTCCAAACGGTTACAGTCCGTCCGATGCTCAAGTTGACCTTTTAAAAGAAATTGAAAAGGCATATAATGACGGGTACAAATATGTAATCGTACAAGCTCCTACCGGTACAGGAAAGAGTTTCATACCTAGAACGTTAGGTAATATAAGCGCTAATCCCACGAATCATTTTAAGCAGCTTATTAACTCATATGAAGCATATCGAAAAGACCAACATGGTAATTATATTTTTGAAAAGGATTGCTTAAGTGAGCCTGCATTCGGTACATTTGCTTTAACTATAACAAAGCAATTACAAGATCAATACAAAGCTTTATTTGATGATATTGAGGTGCTGAAAGGCAAACAAAATTATATATGCAATGTAGATGAGTCGTTTGACGTGGATACTGCTCCTTGCATACATACTCCAAAACTTAAAAATGAGTGTTGGGAAAAGAATAGTTGTCCTTATTTTTCAAATAGAAACAATTCGTTATCAAACCCGTTTGCTGTTCTAAACTATAAAATGTTTATGGCATTACCTCATCATGTTAAACGTAAAAGCTTTTTAGTGTGCGATGAAGCATCTGAATTAGAAGAAGAGTTAGTAAGACGGTTTAGTGCTGAAATAGATTATAAACGATTAGATTTATATAATATTGAGCATAGTAAACTTCGATCTGAAAAATACGACATTCAATATAGATGGCTTATAAATTTTATTTTTGTTTTAAGTGAGAAGATAAACGACTTAACTAATAAAAATTCAAGCAAGATAACCGTTTTATCTCTTCCAGAAGCAAACAAACTTAGGTATCTAAAAATGATTCACGGTGATTTAACTACTGTTGAACAGACGTGGCATAAATGTGAGTACGTTGTTGATAACAAAGCGGATAGAGTTAGCTTTACCCCTTTGAAAGTAGATGGGTTAAGCAAGCATATTTTTGATTATGGTGATCATATTTTATTGATGTCCGCAACAATTACAGATCATGAAGCTTATGCTAAAACATTAGGTATAAAAAAATACAAATACATTGAGTCGCCATCTGCATTTGATCCTAAAAAATCTCCTGTATATCTTACAAAGCAACCTGTATTAAATTATCAAAATCTACAGAAAAATTTACCAATACTAGCTAGAAATATTCAAGCTTTGTGTGATAATCATGCAGGCGAAAAGGGTATTATACATACACACTCATTAGAGATATGTAATTATCTTAAAAATAAATTAGTAGGTGAAAGATTTTTGTTTAGAGAACAAACAGCAACAAACGAAAAAATACTTAGTGAACATTTTAGAACATCTAAACCTACTGTACTGGTATCACCTTCACTAACTTTTGGTACCGATTTAAATGGTGATAAAGGCAGATTTCAGATTATAGTAAAAACACCATACCCTCCTTTATCAAACAAACGAATTAAGAAACTGTTCGATTTAGATAAGCAATGGTATAGTAATAAAGCTTTGTGTGCATTAGTACAGACATCAGGTAGGTGTACAAGGTCAAAAGTAGATTATGCTGTTACGTACGTTCTTGATGGTAAAGCAAGATCTCTAATATCACAAAACAAATCAAAGCTACCCAAACACTTTATTGAACGTTTAGTCTGAATAAATAATAGTAATGCGCTGGAAATCAAATTATTTCGAAATTCAGGATTTAATTATTCAATTTGCGAATGCTTTTGATTCTATAGTTATAGGCAGATATAATAAAAATAGAGTTCAAAAAGATAGAATATTTGTAAGATATCTTTACGCACCAAAGCAACGCGTTTTATATGATATTGTAAACAAAGCAAAAACAATTACGTTACCTGTTGTAGCTATTAGCATTAATAGCATGACCAGAGACAATGATAGGGTTTTCAATAAACTTCCCGCTGTTGGACAGACAGGATCTGGAAACGCATTATATTATCAAGACGAATTTTCTCATGAAAAGTATAACATGCCAACACCAGTAAACATATCTGTAAACTTTTCTATCATAACACGTTACCAAATGGATATGGATCAAATTCTTAGCAATTTTATTCCTTATACAAACCCATATATTATTATAAGTTGGCCCGTTCCAAAAAGTTTGGTCAATTTGATTGGGCCTCAGGAAATAAGAAGTGAGGTTTTATGGGATGGTAATATTAATTTACAATACCCTCTAGAATTAAGAGCTGGTGATAAAGCACGAGTTACAGCAGATACTTCATTCACTATTAAAGGATGGATATTTCCTGCATCAGAAACTGCTATTGATAATATCTATAAAGTTACCACGAACTGGTACCCGGTCAGCGGGGCGAGAGGTACGGGCACGAAGCTCACAAGCGACAATTACCCGTCACTAAGTGCAGAGTTATCTGGAACACCTGGTAGTGATGTACTCACCGTTTCAGCGTTCCCAGATGAGATAGAAGTTTTTAGGAGCCAGCAAGTGCAATGATGAAAAAACGCGTACCATTAATGGCAAATGCAACCAGTTTAACTGGAGAAAGTAGACTTATATATAGTGAAGACCCTACTTCGTTTACTTTTCTTGCCCCTTGGTTGAAGAGCGCAGAAGGTACGGACGGGTTACAAAAATATTATCAGGTATTTTTAAGCGCTGCTGATACTGATAATTTTTGGAGTGGTACTAGTACCCTTTCTTCTACCCCTTTAAGCAGTGTTGATTATTTTGGTCTAAATAATTCTCTTTCAGCAAGGTTTCCTGCATTTAGTGGATATAATGTTGAAGATTTTGGAGGACAAGTAGAAAGAAACGATGCTACTCAACAAATAAAGGTTAACATTTCTGCTCTATCAGCGGCAGCGACCGGTCACTTTCAATTTGTAATAACTGCTCCGGGTGGGTTAGTAATTTTTCCTGCTATTCAATACGGTCCAAATGCAAAACCGGATGCACCTGCTTATTATATCCAAAGCAATTCAGTACCTATTACACCTACACCCACACAAACTTATACACAAACCTTAACCCAGACCCAGACCATAACACCAACATGTACAAGAAATGTTTCGGTCACACGAACACCAACGGAATCACGAACACCCACTCAAACACAAACTGTTACACAAACAGCTAGTGTTGGTACAACGAAAACACCAACTCAAACACCAACTCAAACAAGAACAACTACACAATCATCAACACCAACAAGAACACCAACTTGGACAAGAACACCAACTCAAACAAGATCACAAACACCAACTAGAACCGTATCACCATCACAAACCCGTACTGTTACAAGAACAACTACGCAAACTAGAACACCCACTCAGACACCTACACCTACACCAACACCAACACGCACAAAAACACAGACACCAACTCAGACTCGGACTCAAACTCAGACTCGAACACAGCAAGGTTCACCAACCCGTACACCTTCTAGAACACTTACTCAATCACCTACTATTACTAAATCTAACACTGCTACTCCGCTCGCTACCGTTACTCAAACCCAAACTCCTACACCAACACAGACACCAACTTCAACACAGACACCAACACAGACAATTACAAGAACACGCACCCAAACACCGACTAGAACCCAGACTAGGACAAGTACTCAAACACAAACACGGTCGCAAACAAAAACACCTACTTTAACTAGAACCCGCACTCAAACAAAGACACCCGCCAGTTAATCTTGATGCATAATTATTGACCATTAGTTGTAGCGAATAAATAATAGTGTGGCAGATATACCTACCTTCAGAGATTTAATTAGAACTACTAATCCTGGCCCTAGACTTGGCTCTGAATGGGCAAAAGTTAACGTTGTCGGTAGCAATATACCGGCTTCACCAACACCCACACCAACATTTACACCTACCACTACTTTAACTAAAAGCGAAACACCAAATATAACACAAACTAAAACCATAACTTATACCCCATCTCCGACTTATACAAGAACTCAAACACCGACGAGAACAACGACCCCTGATGTAACTGCAACAAAAACATTAACAGTTACTCAGTCACAAACCCAAACACCCACCCAATCGGCAACACCCACCCAGACTAGATCACAAACACCAACCCAGACTAGATCAGCTACTCAAACACCAACTATAACACTTTCTATTACAGATTCACCGGGCGCAACCCCAACACAAACAGCGACGAGCACTCAAACACCAACACCAACTAGAACGTCGTCACAAACACCAACTAGAACCGTATCACCAACAATTACAACATCTATTACAGATAATGCAACACCTACACCAACAAGCACAAAAACACAAACACCTACACAATCAAGAACCAAAACACAAACACCAACTAGATCTAAACCTAATGTATCACCTACCCCGACATATACAAAGACAAGAACAAAAACACAAACAAGAACGGTGACTAAATCTATAACAGTGTCGATATCAGAATCAGGAAGTTAATAAATGGCAAAAGATGAAATAATTGAAGAGGGTAAAGGCAATCAAGGAACGTTTGGACGTTCTTTAATGAAATATGTTCAAAGTAGGTTACCTTACCAGTCCTACGAGACATTAGACACCCTAGCTGATGTAAACCCAAAATATAGACTTTTTCAAAATCAAGGTAGTAAAAGAGAAGATGCGTTACAAAGACAATCTGTTTCGTCATCAACCATTATTAACAATAATGCAGTTGGTGATATTGCAATGGATAAAGGGTTTCAAGACTTCATGTATGCTAACATCCAGCAGGATAAAGCAGCAAGAATAAGAGACTATAGAGTAATGGCAGCATTTGCAGAAGTTGGGGATGCTCTAGATGAAATTTGCGATGAAATAATAAACACCGATAACGAAGGAAGAATAGTTACGTTATCTTTTAGAGATAGAGAATTTAAACCACACGAACAAAAACAAATACAAGGAGAATTTCAAAAGTTCGTCCAATATTTTGATTTAGAACACAATGGTTGGGAATATTTTAGACAGCTTTTAGTTGAGGGTGAAGTTTATTGGGAGCATATTATACATAAAGAACATCCTCAAGAAGGCATTTTAGGTACTGTTCAAATTCCTACAGAGTTAATAGACCCTATTTTTGGTAATATTCAAAACTCTATTGTACAAGGTTACCTTTTAAGAAAGCCAATCTTTAATGAATCTAACCCCACAAAGGTAGAAGATATGCAGCTTGTTCCAATGGATAAGAACCAGATTACTTATATTAACTCTGGTATTTGGAATGATAACAAAACAATTAGATTACCTTTCTTAGAAAATGCAAGAAGATCTTATCGTCAGTTATCTTTAATTGAAGATGCAATTGTAATTTATAGATTAGTTAGAGCTCCTGAGAAGCTTGTGTTTAATGTTGATGTTGGAAATATGTCACCTCCTAAAGCAGAAGCTTATCTTAGAAATTTACAACAGAAATATTGGAGCAGGCACACGTATGATACTGATGAAAACGGTACAGTGCAGAAATTTTCACCTCAATCAATGCTTGATTCATTCTGGTTTGCAAAAAGATCAGGTAGTGAAGGTACAGATGTTAGAACTTTAGCAGGTGGTCAAAACTTGGGTGAGTTAGAAGACTTAATGTACTTCTTGAAAAAATTATACAAGTCATTAAAGGTACCCGTAACAAGATTAGACCCAGAAAGATCATTTCAAGACGGTACGGAAATTTTAAGAGAAGAATTAAAGTTTGCTCGTTTCATTATAAGAATGCAACAACATTTTGCTGCAGGATTAAAGAACGGTTTTATTACTCATCTTAAACTAAAGAAGATATGGGAAAAATATAATCTCAAAGAGTTGCAATTGAATTTAGAATTCAATGTTCCTACTAACTTCTTTGAAATGAGAGAGCAGCAAAAATTAGATCTTAGAGTAAACAACTACAACCAGTTAGGTGGTACAGAATTTATATCTACTACATTTGCTCAAAAGAGATACTTAGATTGGTCTGATATTGAAGTTAAAGCAAATAGAGAATTTTTAAGAAAAGATAAAGAACTTGCATGGGAGCTAATGCAAATTGAACAAGCTGGTCCAAATTGGAGAGATCAAATGGTTCAAGCGGCAGAAGGTGCCGCCGGTGGTGAAGGATTAGAACCAGGATTACCAGGAGGCGGGGGGTCTGCTATACCAAATCCATCTGAACCACCGCCATTTGGCCCGCCACCAGAAGGAGGCGGAGCTGAAGTAACAGGTGGAGCTGGGGATGTTCCGGTAGACCCTGACGCAGCAGCTGGTGCAACATAAATAATATAAAATGCCATATCAACCCATAGGTACATTAAAAGGTTATTTTGAGAAAGGCGATGTTCCCTCTCAAGGAAATTTTAACGATCTTCTCGATTCAACATATAACGCCACAAGCGGTATTGGAAATGAAACTGGGTTCGCCAATCTAAGTACGGTTTCTTTAAGCGCCGGTGAATTGTATATTAACGATCTAATGGGCTCCACCCAAGCACTTACGTTAAGCAGTACATCAGGAAACGTTGTATTAACTATCACAAACGGAATTATAACAAACATAGCTGCTGTCTAAGCCTTGATATTCCTGGTTTTGACTTTTAAATAATAGTATCATGTTTAAAAGTTGGTTTACAAGAAAAAAGAAACAACCAAATCCTTATATTTTAGAATCTCCTGAAGAAGAAGAATCTTCTGTTACGGTAGTTAAAAGAACTAATTCTACAAAAGGGTATTATACGTCTCCATATAATAAAAATTACCCTGGCTCGGGATCATTAGAACACAAATATAAACCAATTACTACTTCTTTTGCTAACCCTGATCTAAAATCTGAACCAACTAAGCCTGTAACTTCAGAAGTTATTAACGATGCCACTCAAACGCGGCAAATACCAGATGTAAAGGTCGATCATTATGAAACTGCAAAATATTGTAAGTTAGATATTATTAAAGAACAAATTAAAGAAGAAGTTCATGATAAAATTACAAAAATTACAGATAGCGAACACCCTTCAGCTGAAGTCACAGCTATTATTAGTGAAGATGAATACATGTATAATATGCAAGAACCTGTAACACCAGTAATAGAACAAAAACAAGGGTGTATTTTTGT